GGATACCAATGGCACGTACCCGCGCTAGGTGGGAAATTTTAACGATTTTGCGTAAGTAGTTGATATTGGTATGGAATGGAATCAAGCCGAATACAACTCAGAAGGGACCAGGTTAAGGCGCGAACAGGCCGACAAATTGGCCCTGGAAAACGCCCAAGCCCGGCGCGAACTGATCCCGTGCGTGCTGGTCGAGAAGGTGGTGAACGCGGTTTTGGGCGGGTTAGCCCAGAAAATCTCGTATTTAGAGATTTCGGACCTGAAAAAGCAGGAAATATTGGCGGATTTACAGGCAATTCCGATAGATGACTATTTCACAGTCGCATTGCGCGAGATTGAAGCGGATCCTGCGAGCGGGACTAACGCTTCTTAAGCCACCGCCAGCCCTGAAAGTATGGGCTTGGGGCGAATTGCGTCGGCGCATGAGCAAGAATGTTACTGCTCGGCCGGGGCGGTATCGGGTGTCGGCCACGCCCTACCAGAAGTCACCACAGGAGAGTTTTACGGATCCAGATGTGCAGGTCACGGCGCTGTATTGGGCTAAAAGGTTGGGTAAAACCGAGATGATAAACAACCTGCACGGGTCAGTTATTGAGCAAGCCCCTAAGAATATCCTCCATTGTATGCCGACATTGGATTCGGCTAAGAAATGGTCAAAACAGTTCTTTACCCCGATGGTTCGGAGCATCCAGGCATTGAGGGCCAGGATCAAGGAAGTGCGGTCTAAAGAGACGAATAACACCATTTTAAGCAAAGAATTTCCCGGTGGGACAGTTTCGGCGATCGGGGCCAACTCGCCTTCAGGGTTCAGACAGGTCCAAGCCCCGGTGGTGACCTGTGATGAGGTGGACGCCATGGAGGATGGGCCGGAGGGGGACCCTGTTACCCTGGCTTTCGGTCGAGCAGAAAATTACCCGGACAGTATCCAGGTCGTCTCCAGCACGGCAACCAGGCTTCCCGGGAGCCGGATCCATAGCTGGTGGCTGAAAAGTGACCAACAAAAATGGTTTGTCCCGTGTGAATGCGGAAAATGGCATGTCCTTATGTGGGCTGGGGTGAAGTGGCCTGAGGGTCATAAACACGAGGAAACGTGGTACGAAACGCCCTGTTGCGGGGCTAAGTGGACCGATATTGAGCGGGTAAACGCTGTTTTGTCGGGTGAATGGCGGGCGACAGCGCCGTTCCGTGGTATTCGTGGGTATTGGTTGAATGGGTTGAACACGACCTTCCCGCCGAAGAAGGGGTACAAGACCAAGCTTCACCAGATGGCTTCAGAGTTTTACGACGCTTACACGGGCGGGGAAGCGTCTCTAATTGCCTGGAAGAACACGTTTTTGTGCGAGCCGCATGAGGAAATCATAGAACGAGTCGAGGTGGCGCCGTTGCTTGAGCGGAGAGAGCAGTACACGCCTGAGACGTTGCCGGTTGAAGCGCTGGTTCTGGGCATGACGGTGGACGTTCAGGGTAACAGGTTGGAATACGAGATTATCGCCCAGGGTGCCGACGAAGAAACTTGGGGGGTAGAATACGGTCGATTGATTGGGGATCCGGAAAAGGACGCGGTTTGGGACGATCTGAAAAAGAACGTGTTCCGAACGTTCAAGCGGGTTGATGGGGTAGAGATGAAGATTGATTTCGTGGCAATCGACCATCGGCATAAGGGATCCAGGGTTAGAAAATTTTGGAAAACCTGTGGGCATCCCAGGGTCTATCCAGTTTACGGCAGTTCTGGGAAGCAATCTTTGTTGGTCATTCCGCACTCGAATAAGCACTACCGGATGCTGTTGTTCTCGGTAAACACCGACGCGGGGAAGGATACACTATTTGCCAGGCTGCGGCTGCGGGATCCGGGGCCGAGATACATGCACTTCCCCAATGGGTTCGGATACGAGAAGGACTACTTCGAAGGATTAACAGCGGAAGAAATCCGGACCAAATACACGAAGGGCTTTGCTGAGAGGTATTACTACAAGGAACCGAACAGGCGGAACGAACCGATTGATTTGCGGGTGTATTTCATCGCTGGGATAGACATTTTACGGCCGGCTTGGGCTGTGCTCGCTAAGAACATGGCCCGGTCTGCGGTGAAGGATTACGACATGAAGGAACCCGAAAAGCCACACCCAGTCCAGGCTATGCCGAAACCAGCCCAGTATAAACGGCTCTGGCCGCGGCGTGGGGGAGGGTTCGTGAATGGATGGAAATGAACGAACTAGACCAACTAAAATCCGAAAACGCCAAGCTCAAGAAATTCTTCCGAGATGTGGCGCACCTTACAATCAACCACGATGTGCTTTCCGATTCCGCTGTGGTTTATCCCAGCCGGCTGGGACCTGTGCTGGAGGATGTAGACCCGCAGTGGTGGACCCATGTGCGGTTTGAGCCATGACCCGGAAAGAATGGAAATGAAGATATCAGAACTGATAGCGAAACTTACCGAGTTAAGGGAACAGCACGGCGACGTAGAATGCCGCATGGGGTCTCCAGAGGATGTCCCCGGAAGGGTGCGTGATGTTAGGTATTGCCCGGGCTGGCCCAACGATTATGGAGATGAATTAACGCAGCCTTTCGTAGACCTGAACCCATGACCAGGAAAGAAGAATTTTACAAGCTCTGGAAGCGCGGTATTAAACTGGTCGAAGATGGCCGGGATAAAGAAGCCGAACCGCTCCTGAACGATGCAGCCACGAGATTCCCGGATTTGTGGTGTGCTTTAGCGGTGGATTTGTCCAAGCAAGGGGAAGATCAGATCAGTTTAACCCTGGCTCAACGGGTTCTGGACTTGTGCAAGAGCAACCTGGCCCGAGCTGGTGCGTTGAACACGGTTGGGCTGGTGTTTGCGAATAAGGGCTACACCGAGGAAGGGTTACAAGCGTTTAAAGAGGCACATAAGCTGAAACCAGACGACCCGGATATCATGTCCAACATAGCCCTGGCCAATCGGTGGCTGGGGAACATAAAAGATGCGGAACACTGGCTTGCTCGAGCTTTGGGTAAAAACCCATGGATGCACGAAGCTGAATTTGAGCGTGCATTGATTACCCTGTTGAAAGGGGATTATAAGACCGGGTTCGAGCGGTACGAATGCCGGTTCCGGTCGAAGAACAACGGCTTACCAAAAATCACCGCGTATTGTCCGGAATGGGATGGGACCAACGGTAAAAAGCTGTTTGTATATTCAGAACAAGGAGCGGGTGACGCGATTCTGATGATGCGATATGCCAAGCTTTTAAAAGAGCGTGGGTTGTTCGTTTCCTGGGCTTTTCAGGATTCGATGGTGAGTTTAGCTGAAAGTATGGGGCTGATTGACCATGTGTTCGGCGCTAAGGAGACCAAAGAGAAGTTTCCCGACATGGATTGTCATATCCCGGCCTTTTCACTTCCTAGGATATTCGGGACCACGATTGAGACGATACCCCCTGCGCCGTACATCCCGTGGAGGTTCTGCGATAGGAGGCTTGGGCAGTTCACGGTAGGCATTGCCTGGCGGGGGAGTGTTACCCAGAACAACGACTATATTCGATCAACCAGCCTTGCGGAATGGGGGCCAGTGCTGGCCGTTCCTGGTGTCATGTTTGAATCGCTGCAAGTCGATGGTGCGGATGAAGCCCTGCTTTACCCTTCAATACGAACCTTCCAAAAGCCCAGCAATTGGCTGGATACGGCCACAAGGCTATGCGGGGTGGATCTGGTTATTACTGTGGACACGTCAATTTTGCACCTGGCCGGGGCTATGGGGGTGCCTTGTTGGTGCGCGATGCACTGCCGTCCATACTTTGTCTATCCCCTGACCTGTGAACATACCCCGTGGTACCCGAGTGTAAAACTGTTCAAACAAAATAAAGCTGGAGAATGGAAACCTGTATTCGAAAGGATTGCTTATGAACTTGCCAGAAATAATAAAACGCACGATTGAGGAGTTGGAGAAAGACGGCCCGATAAAGCCTGGAGAAAGCGTTACGCTTCTGTCCTGTTGTTCGCCTGTAAAGACTGAGCCAGAACCGGAGCATCACTACTGCGAGTATTGCGGCCGCGGCTGTGGTTGTGAAAGTCAAGATTAAATGAGACATCCAAACTACACAGTGACCCTGCCCAGCCGATGGGGTTGGCAAGTGTGCCTAATAAATGATTTCTTCCAGGCTAACGCCCTGTTAACCCAAGGTGAATGGGCTCCGGAAGAAACCATGCTTCTATCCGGCCTAATCAAACCCGGTTGGACCGTGCTGGATATAGGCGCGAACATCGGGACCATGACAGTAGCCTTCGCCCGGTTCGTGGGTCAGGAAGGGCACGTTTACGCTTTTGAACCGCAACTATACCCGCATGGGTGCTTGGGTGCCACAGTCGCGCTTAACTCGATGCTTCATTACGTGACCCCGTTTAAGGCTGCGGTGGGTGAGACGATTGGGGAAATACCCGTTCCATTACTGGACCCGACCAAACAAACGAACTTTGGCGGCACATCTCTGCAAGATAAGCACACCGCCCCAACTGAGATGGTGCCCATGCTCAACGTGGATTCCATAAGCTTGCCAGATTGTCACCTAATCAAAGCTGATGTTGAAGGGATGGAGGGGGCGGTTCTGCGTGGGGCGGTTAAGACTATCGAGAAGTGTCGTCCATTAATCTGGGTTGAACAACTTGATCACAAAGAAGGTTCCGCGGCTGAATTGAAAGAGTTCTTCAAAGCTCACGATTATAAAGCTTGGAAATTGGCCACACACCTATATAGCCCACACAACGCCCGCGGGGAACGGTTCAACCCATTTCAGTACCCAGACGGAACATTAATGGAGGACCACAACGTCATCGGAGTGCCACATGAGGATGACCCGCCCGAATGGGTAGCGAAAGCCGAGGTATTCGAATGAAAGTTCTTGGTCGTAAAATCGTCTGGGCTATTCCGCCCGGGATAAAGCCACTCGAAAACGCCCCTGAAGGGCGCCGCCGATTTAAGTTCAGAAATAATGGCGTTGGTCGGGTGTTCATCAAAACTAAAACCGGGGTAGGCCATTATATACTGGAGGATAAAGGAGATGTATGGGGGCTGATTCCACAAGGGGTGAATCAACGCGTATGAGCTGGGGCTTTTGCATGGTCGGAAACGAGGAAGCCTTTTGCAAGTATCTCAAGTTGGCATTTGAAAGCACCGAGCTTTGGCCGTTCCGGTATCTGGAAATCGGGCTGGGCGACCTTAAGACATTCATGGCCGTTCATGACTTCCTTGATAATACCTATGCCCACCAATGCGCCATTGAAATGGATGGCGTCGATCTCCCAACGTGGACACGGGTTCCAGAGCCTCCGCGGAGTCGGATCGTCCTTATGGGTTCAGCTTCATACTTCGCATCCAGCCCCGACCCGGCCGATTTCATCTTCATCGACGGGTGCCACGCCCACACGTGTTGCGTGCAAGACTTTCTCGGAGCGGAACGGATCATTCGCCCGGGCGGAATCGTGTGTTTCCATGACGTGAACCCGCACATACAAGGCCAAGAAAAGCAACCGCACTGCGGCCAACCCGTGAATGTGCGACCAGCCATAGAAGTACTTGGATTACTGAACGGAACCCGCTCGGGCTGGAAGTTCCTGGAGGAAACGACCGGGGATGAACAGAAAGGCGGCCGCGGGTGCATGTTCTTTCAACGTGAATAAACTCTATTACCTAGGCAACCCCGAAGATGGGTTCGGCTGGGGCGTGGCAAACACTAACCTAATTCGCTCCCTGGGCGAGTTCTGCGAGGTCGAGATAGCTCCCCGCACAAGACGGACATTCAACGCGCCTATCTTCGTGCCCATAGCCACGCAAGACTTAAAACCGGACGTTAAATACGATGCCCCCCTGGTCATGGGCTATTGCTTCCTAGAATGGCCAATCCCAGACAAGGCCAGAGTCCACGCCCGGGCGTATGACCTGCTCTTTGCTGGTTCCACGTGGAACGTTCAGCGATTAGCCGAGAAAGGAATAAAAGCTCAACCACTCCTGCAAGGAATCGACCATGAACGGTTCTCAATCAAACCATGGAACGAATCTAAGCCGTTCGTAGTCTTTTCCGGTGGCAAATTCGAGTATCGAAAGGGGCAAGATTTAGTCATTGCTGCCATGCGTCTATTCATGAAGATGCACCCGGATTCGGTTCTGATAGCTGCCTGGCACAATAAATGGCCCCAATCCATCGCCACGATGCAGCATAGCAACATGATTAATCTCGAAGATCCGTTCGCTGGTTTACCCGAGGGCCGGGTTGTGCATGTCCCACCGATGCCCAATGAGAAAACCCCAGAAGTCTACGCTCAAGCCCATATCGGCCTATTCCCGAACCGCTGCGAAGCTGGCACGAACCTGGTCATGTGCGAATTTATGGCTTGTGGCCGTCCTGTTATAGCCACATACGCACATGGTCACAAAGATGTGCTGGATCGGAATGAGTATATTTTACCCAACGGAAGCTATGATCCTGCGGGGTGGTTCCACTGCAATATCTCAGACATTATTGCAAAGTTGGAGCACGCCTACAAACACCGGGAAGAATTGAAGGATCGTGGACAGGCGTCTGCGTCGCTAGTCTCGAACCTTACTTGGCGGGCGTGCGCCGAGAAGATTTGCGAGGCTGCGTTTCCTGCTCCTGTGCCGGTGTAAAATCTCGATTCTCGATTGCGGGTTCGCGGGATTGGATCTCGTTCATCCTTGACTCAGTATAGGTGACCTCCACGACATAACCCCAGCCAATCAGGTTTATGCCTTCGTTGTGTTCCACATCAAATACGTCTCCGGGCTGTACTCCTGGGTGATTCTGGACAACTATTGGCTTAACGAGGCGCACGCGCATACACGAATAGGCTTGCGTCAACGGGGCGTGGCTGGTATGGTCTGGGCATGAACAGTGTAGAACCTGTCAGCCAAATTTCCCCCATCTCCGCGGATCCTTTACCGGGTCCGGTTCTACCGGGGGTGGGGGACTCTATTTTATACAGGGCTTGTCCGGTTTGTTCTTCCGTATTTATCCCACGCAAGATAAACCAGATGTATGATACCAGAAGATGTAGCGCCATGGCGCGTGGTAAAAAATATCAAGCGAACAACAAGGAAACCATCTTGGCCCGTCGGCGAGCGCACTACCTGGCCAATGCCGACAAAATGAGAGCGCGGGGCAAGTTGTTTTATCAGAACAACAGGGCCAAAAGGCGAGCCGTCGCAGATAAGTGGCTTGCGAACAATAAAGAAAGGTTCAAGGAGATCCAGGCTAAGTCTAGGTACAAGACTATGAGGGAATTAAAAGGAAAGGTTTATTCCAAGCTTGGCGGAAAGTGTGCAACATGTGGCGAATCAAGGCCACCAGTCCTGTCAGTCGACCATATTAACGGCGGTGGAAACATGCACCGTAAATCATTACGCAGGGACAGGCGGAAGTATTACAAAGACATTCTCTCCGATGAATCGGGAAGATTCCAAATACTTTGCATGAATTGCCAATGGATGAAAAGGCATGTGAACGGAGAGCATAGCAAAAGGGCCGCCCATTTCTGAGCGGCCCTGAACCCTAACCCACAACCAGGAGGACTAGCCTCCTAAAATACCACCCAACAGCGCGAAGCTCGCGGCGTGGCGAACTTGAACGTCCACCCATTGCGACGCCAGCACCCTAACAACCCGATTGGCCGCTAAAGTGTACGGATCCACGACGATGTCTGTTGCTCCGCCGTTAAAGTTGCCTATCAAAAGTTCATTCCAATTCCCAAAAAAGACGGGCGTTGTTATTGTAGTGGCTGTTCCGGTCGTAAGAGCATTCGAAACCTGGTTCGAGATTGCAGCACGGTACCCATTAATGATTCCATCGACATTCCCCGGTGCACTGGTGTACACCGGCGTATCGGTAGAAGCGAATTGAGTCGTGGTGCGAAGCACGCCACGAATGGAAGCCCGGAGCAGGTAAGCCAATGAACCCTGGTCGGCATTTGAAGTGCCGAGAGCAGATTCCAACGAAACCAAAGCCGGGTAGGCCGTGGCATTGTTGATTGCCAAACCGTTCGTGGAGAGCAGGACCGTGCCGATGCCGGAGATGCCAGCAATGCCGGTTGGCTGGTTAGTTCCGGTGCCGTGGAGTGCCGCTAAATCAATCGCAGTAGCGATGCTCGCCACAATGTCATCACGGATGATCTGGTCAATCGAAGGATTCGACGTGGCCAACAGTTGTTTCGAGTACTGTTGGAACGCGGTTACACCTTTCGGGGTAAGCGTGATTTGAGTGAAGTTACCAGTTCCGAGAGTGGAGGCAACGGTTTCACCCGCCCAATTCACCGCGCCAGCCGCATTCTGCTGCGGGATGGTCACGGGATTGTCGAGCATGAGCGACCGAGCGCCGAGGCGCATAACCTGTGAACGGTTCCGAAGCAGTTCAATGAACTGTTCGCCAAGGTTCGAGGTTTCAACCACCATACCGCCGAGGGTGCCGGTGGCAGCCACGAAATTACGTTGGCCGACCAGGGCTTCAGGAGGGCACCAGAACCCGCCAGCGGATTTGCCGGTTCGCTTGGTGATTTCCTGGTGAAGCTCTGCCTCAAGACCAGTCAGTTTGCCAGTGCACATTTCATTAATGGCCCTGGTCAGGCTGTACCTTTTCAGCGTTTCTCGATCAATGCCGAACCCGGATTCTCGGGTTGGGGGAAGCGGCTGCACATTGGGAATGTGCTTGATGACCTCAGTCCTGAACTGTTCGACGGTCCAGCCTTTCCGAACGGCCTCTCCAACCAGTTCCAGAATATTGGGAACTTTACCGCGGAGGTTGTCACCGATGGCGTTGATTTCAGCGATACGATTGCGTTCGCGGATCATACCTTCATTGCGCTCGGATTCGTAAACGACTCCGGGCATGAGGGCTTGAGGTGCGGCCGGCTGGGGCTGGCCAGGGGGAATGACTACAGGAGTGTCCATACGTGTGCTTTCTATGATTGTTTCAAATTGATTTTCGCTGGCTCGCCCAATACCGACCGAAGGATCGGCTGGAACGCTAACGAGGGAGATTTCCATCGGGGTCCAGGCAGTGGCTCGAAGGGTTTCCACACCCTTCTCAACCTTATCGGTGACCATCTTATCTACCCGATAGCCGACGCTTACCAAGCGGCGGATGCCATCTTTTACGTCTTGGAAAATTTCTTCGGCTCGGGCAGATCGCCCAAAGCGCACAACAGCTTTACCTCTACGTCCGTCCAGTCCAACCTTCTCGATGACCCCGATTTGGTCTCCGGGGTTATGATCCATAAGTAAGGGGCCGCCATTCTGGAGGCGCGAGAGATCGACGGATTCCGGGGCGTGGTCGAGGATCTCCATTCCGAAGAATCGTTCGACGGGAGACTCGGAAGAAAACGAGAGATTGACCGTGCGCCTCTCCTCGTCAATCGCGCTGCGGTCCAGGTCAAAAGATCGCCGAAGCAACCCCGTCTTGATAACTCTCGCTGCCATTTACATGTCGGCAGCCGTCAACAGGAGGTCTATAAGTTCTTCGGTTGGGTTCTGGATTGCGTCGGCGTGACACTCCCCAGATAGCGAGCGGGTTTCATTCGTGAATACGGAAACCTCTGATTGGCGCTCCACGTAGACACTCGGCCGTCCTGCGCGGGAAGTGCCGGCTGGGATGGGGTTGCACCAGCGATTTGTGTGAGCAACAAACCCCACACTAGCTTTGCCTGATACACCTTGAACCTTGAATAAGGTTTCGGATATGTAACGGATTTTGGGCAGTTCCGCACGCGCCTTGGATTTAGGCCGACGACTGCCACCGCCTTGAACGGCTGGTGCTTCCGGCTGCTCGCCATCGGCTTCAACCGTGACCGTCCCGACCGCCGCCGTGGATGAAAGACCGCTAGGCGATGTGTTAGCTGCGCCCGTAACGGTAACGGTTCCGAGGCTTGCGGTAGCGCTTAATCCGGTTGCGTTAGTGTTCGCATCTGCGGTGACGGTAACGGACCCGACCGTCGCTGTAGCAGAAACCCCCTCCGCATTCACGTCCACCGGGGTTCCTGTCGTAACGGTTACTTCGCCAAGTGCGGCAGTGGCTGAAACGCCTGTGGGTGACGTGTTCGCGTCTCCGGTAACGGTCGCGGTGCCAATCGCCCCGGTACCGCTTACTCCGGTGGCAGAAACGTTAACGCTAAGCGTGTATGTTACAGTGACAACCACCCAATCCTGCCTAAGTGTGACCGCCGCGGAGGTGCTGCTGCCCGTGTTCGGCTTAGCTCCTATCCTTAGCCTAATTGATGTGGTTGAAGCATCGCTTAACCCGGTCTGGTTTGTCCCTCCAGCGGTGGCGAAAGCCGTTGTTCCGGTAAATGCCGATGAACTTGAAAATGTGTTGCGAAGTGTTCCACCGGAATCTCTTAACTCGGCCTGGCCCGGTTGTGCTGGATGCTCCCGTAGTGTATTCAGAACATCTCCAGTCATAATCCAGGTCAACTGCGCTGATGACCGCCCCGGCTGGTAGCCCAAGGGTTTCCCATGTGCCCGACCATTCCCAGTATGGTGTGCCATTAGAGTTGTTCTTCCCGGTTCGCCTGGTTTGCATGACACCCGTCCCGGCGTTGGTGTCATTCCCGGAATCTTCCGTTGTGTCTCTGGTCCCCGCGATGCTTGAGCCGCCGTTGGCGTTAAAGGCCCAATCTTCAATCGTGGAATTGAAGCTGAATTGTTTAGTAAAAGTGGCCATCGCCTAACCCTCCACGACCGCAGGAAGCTTTTAAGTCCAATTCCCCACTCCTAACCGGGTTCACTCCAAAACTGAGAACCAGGAATAACAAGTGCAGGTCCACGTATGGACCGTAACGCTCGCCTGAAGGCGTGACCCTCGCTCTCAGGTCAATGTGTATTCCGATTGATACCCACCAATCAACCGACCATTGAACCATCCACCAGTGTCCGTGTTTCAGGTTCCATGCTGCCATTAACCTAATCGGATAAGCGCGTTGCTTGCGTCGGCTGTGGGCAAGATCACGGTAAAAGTACCGTTGGTGCTGACTTTGTCCGAACCAAAATCCAACACAGCCACAGCCTTGTTGCTATTGGTGGAGTTATAGATCAGCGCCCCTCGAGCTGTTATGGTTGAGCTGGCCCAAGACGGGTCGGAGGTAAAATCAATCCAAGCGGTGGTTCCGCTGGCGCTCCGCGTATAGCCTGAAAGCGTGGCTCCACCGGCGCTGTAGCCCGTGCCCGAAACTTCATTGGTCGCGCTGTAGGCCGAGGTGCTGGCGTCCAGGCTGGCCGCGCTGGTGTACAGGGCTATTTTGTAAGTGTCGGCGGCTTCATGTTCGCCGCCAAGAATCTCTTGTTTAAAACTAGTGCAAATCGCTGCGGTTATTGCCATTGGTCTCCTCCACAAGTGCGCCAGTTATTTCGCCTCTACTGTTACGATTGAATTCAATTCGTTTAACTGGCTTTGGTGTATCCTTCGGGAACTCAACCCGAACTTTGCTTTCGGGCACGTTTATAGTTACCGGAGCAGGCGAAATATGGTTGCTGATTGGCTGAATAACTCTTTCAGCGGCCACTGGTTGTGGTTCAGGCTTGGAATCGGGTGCATAGACAGAATCTGTGTCCAGATTCTTAGTAACCGGGTCATTTTCGAAATCTTTATCAATGGCTTCCATGTCCCCGCCCAGTTCCTTGATGACCTGGTTTCTGGATTCGATACGCATGGCAATAGCCGTTTTATGAGCTTCCATGTCGGCCTGAGGATCGACCCAGGGCCAACGGCGTGGGGTCCACTCGGGTTTATTGAACTTATCGAACTTAGAAGCGGGGAGAGCGACGCCAGATGTGGACTTGATAAGTCCCATGGTAAGTTCCCATTGAAGCCAATCCTCGAACAACCGGCCCTCGAAGGTTTCAATAAACCATTCCTGAATAGCTTTCCATTCTTCACGCTGTTCGAGTTCACCCGAGCGGATTGAGGAGTAATTCACGCCTTCCAGGTCATTGGCCAGGCTGACATAGGAGACGCCCATACCCGAGGCAGACCCGCGCAGCTTGGACTTAACGAAATCACCAAAAGCCTGGTTGGGGTGAGTGGGGTCGATGGCTTTGTAGACTTGGCCAGGGCCGAGGTTAAGAACCATACCGGGTTCCATGTCTTGCAGTTCATTCCCACGCCCGTCCACTTCGCCCTGGAACTGGTCTGGGGTGGTGTTCTCAATAGCGGCACCTTTGCAGGCGGCTTCTCTGGCTGCTACCAGCTCGGCTTCCTCATAGCCGGCCAACATCTTCAAAGGAAGAATCGAGGGAGCAATCCACGGCACGCCAACGTTCTGGCCTATCCGTGTGGGCATGTAGACGTGAATTAATTCATCGGCTGGGATACGTGCTCGACGCCGTTTGGCCCTGTGCAGTGTGTCTCCTGGGTGGTCGTTGAAGATGTGGTAAGCTATTGGCCGCTTCCATTGGTCAAACTCAATCCCCATGCGGACTTCGTTCCCTTCGAATATCCCGTCAAAGTCGTGGTCTAACTGGTCAATCTCGATGAGTTGAACAGCGTATTTCCGGGCGTTATCGAACCCGCGCACGATACGAACCAAAGCCCCAGAATCGCGGGCGGCTGCATGCAGGACCAGTCGTTCAATTTGTCTCTTGGTGTGTTGGCCAGAAACGGTGAAGTTCTTGGCTTTGCACTGATCCTCCCATGCCATCTCAATAGCATCATTGGCCCCGGTATCATAAGAACCGTCCGGGTTTTGAATCTTCATCTGCAACTTGATTCCACAAGCCCCGAGAACGTTATTGAGCAGAAGCTTGAAGTATCGAGCAGCGTATTCGTTGTTCCGGTCCAAGTCTCTCGACCTGGCAATAAGTGACTTTCTCCCAGTCTTAATCTCCGCATCTGCGCTGGTGTAGGAGGTTAGCCAATCACTGGTCAGCCTGGAGTTAACCGCGCCAGCATAAGACCGCGTGGTCATACCGGATTTAACTATCCAACGAGCGAACTTGCGAAATAGATTCACGGGAATGTGATGTCAGGGGCCCACTGTGACGGGGCGCGGAACCGGGCCAAGATGACTTTGCGATTCATCCCAGCAGCCGCGGCTTCCTCATTCAATACTTCATTCAGATAATGGGCTTTGAGCTTCAGTAACTTTTCAATGTCTTGAAACTCGAAGCTCACACCCTCGATAGTGACGCGGGTGGTTTGTTTCGCGGCCAACCGTTCCAAGGAGCGTTCAATCAAGTCCAGGATTCGGCGGGAGTTGGTTCGGGTATCAATCTGGCCAGCACTAACAAAGTTGGGGTTGATGGTGAGTTTACCCGACCAGATATGTCGCCGTTCGCCCGTGGCGGTTTTGGTTACATACCCTTGGCCGTTATACTCCCCAGCAACCCATAGCTCGGTTGTGGCTGGTTCGATGGTGACCAGGTGATCGTCCCCGTCGTCATCTGCTTCGATTAGGATTGGGTCACCAGCAATCGGGACAGAGATGAACGCATAGGTTAAAACCCAATCCGGAGCGGGATAATCTGTAAGGCGTCGGGTCCACTCGGCGGTATCGCCAGCGGTAATCTGAACCGGTTCGATGTTTGGAATCGTGGCGGCCACGGTCTAAACAAGGCTGGCTAGTCAACGCGGTTGACGGGTGGTAATGGGTGAATGCCAGAGATAGGCGAACTTTGCGCGGAAGTATTTCAAGAACTTGAAGAAGCAGGATTGTTCGACCCCGCGTTTACTTGGGCGGGAGGTTCTTACGCCTGTATCCCCAATGCGGTCAGAAAACGGGCTTCACTTGAACCCGGTGGATTCAGCGTGGACGAAGATTTAGTATTGCACTGCAGGTCTGGTCAATTTGGGGACACGTTACCAACCAGGGGGCAGACCATAAGCTATGTCAGTGTGACTTACCGTATAGATAGCGTAACAACGGCCCCAGACCAGGGCTTCATCCGACTCGGGTGTGTCAACGCTTCTAAAGGCGCATGAACGAACTAATGAGAGAATTAAGAGTGGTCGCCAAAATTGAATATTACGACCCGGACGGGTACCTTGTTGCCGAGGTTTGGGTGCTTCCCAACGGTGAAAAGCGAATTATTGGGGACCCCCGGGCAGTGATACCGATTTCGGTATGAAGCCCACGTTCAAACTCGATACCCGAGAATTTGACCGGACCATGCGCCGGTATGTTCAGCTTTCCAGTCGTGACCCGAAACAGATCACGGACACCAAAGGATTCTTCATTGCCAGACGGGCCACGGTTGAGACCAAGAAGGCAGACAAGGACAAAATTGCATCTCAACTCGGCCGGCTGATTAAGGTTCGGGGCATTAAAGGCAAGACTCTGGCTGCAAAGCCTTTGCTGGAAAGCATCATTCGGGCAAGGATTTATCGGGCCGGAGGAAAGCAACCAGCCAAAGAGGAAGTCAGAGATTTGATGCGAAAGGAGTTGGCTACAAGGATGAGTTCAATCGCCTTTATCAAGTCGGGTTGGTTGCCAGCTATTAAGACCCTAGCACCGTTCGCTGAGAAGCGCAACCAACCCAAGATAGACCGAACCGCCAAACAGCGCGGCAAACCCAACGGCTATGCCATACCCAGCCGGGGTGGGTGGCGTGGCAAAACCATCATAGCCAATACAGCCGCATCCAAGACGGACAGGGGCGGGTTTATGAGATTCGGCATGGCTGGGCTGCAAGCAGCGTTCAATCACGAAACCAGATCCATGAAGGATTATATTCTGAACAAGCTTCGAGGCACAGCCCGTCAAGCTGGGGTGAAGGTGCGATAATGGCCACTGCCGCAATAGTCCTATCCAAGACCCGGCAAGCCCTGGTTGCGTACCTGACCGCTCAAGGCATATCCGGACTGACCATAGCAGACGGGAAAGCTTCTGGGGAAAAAGCCGCGCCTATTGCTATCTGTGACGCATCCAGCGCAACCGAGGACATACCTGGGACAGGCAACTTCTGGGTGGATGTTGAGGTGATGCTGAAAACGGTTGCCCCGGTGGATTCGGGCGAGGATGAGACAGACCCGCATACAAACTCAGAATCTTATTCGACTTCTGTGGCGAACGCCCTGTTCGATTCGGATTTACCCGGCGAACTGTCAGACGGTCTTGTCGATGAATTCCATTGCTTCGGGATCGGGGACGATACTGCCCATGAATCTGGCCAGGGTGAAGATTGTTGGGTTGAGACCTGGCGGTTTCGGTTGCTCTGTTGCTGCACCAGTTTCTAAAGCGTTGACGGTTGGCCATTCTCGATATGGCGACCATACGCGGCACTCCAATTAATTTCGGATTCACCACGGAAACCGGCGGGTTTACCGCTACCAACTTATCCGGCAAGGGCCTGCTTCAAAGCGCGGAGCTGAGCGAAGAGGGGGACGTTGAGGAGGTGCGGGACGCAGACGGCGACTTGGCCGCGGAGGCGCATTACAACCGCGGGCAGCGGGCGGTTCTGGAAATCATCATCATTGATGCAACCAACATCGCCAACGCCATCAACAACTGCGCACTCGGAACTAACTTCATCAAAGGTGCCTTCTTCCCGATAACAGCCTGTACCAGTATGCCGGAATTAATTGATACATCCGGTGCAAAATGGCGCATCATGGAAGCCCGTTGCGTCAAGGGCAACACCAACGCTGCTCGGTTGAACGTTACATTAGTCAAGCACGCTGGAATCGTCTCATAACCCATGGGTGCCGCTTACTTTAAAGCGGCCATCCCAGAGCCGTATAGAATACTGGGCTTAAAGCTCAAACCGTTCTCGCTCGGCCATTATTTCATCTTGAGACGGTTTGAGTGTTCGTTTGTGGATGACGAAAAAGCGACTGCAACTTTGGAAGATTTGATATTTGCCGTTTCTGTTTGTTCCATGTCCTACAAAGATTTCTTGGAGTTTATCGAACGCAAATATTATCCGTGGTGGTCCGTTCTGCTTTCCTGGGTATGGCCATGGCATCGGCCAAAGCCGAGATTTGTATGGCCTAGAGAGGCCAGGAAGTGGGGGAAGCAAGCGGGGCTGTTCGACTTCAAATCCAAGGTTGCGTTGTTCATGCAATATCTGAATGAAGCAACAGAGCAACCCCAATATTGGGTAGAGGAGGAAGGCAAACCCAGTGGGGCACATTGGGCACAAGCTCTGTACGATTCTTTAATTGGTCAGGTTGGTTACACTCAAGAACAGGCTTTGAATAATCCATTGGCGCAATGTTTATCGGATTTCTACAGGCACGCCGAATCGGTTGGGTCTGTGCGGTTGATGACCGATCAGGAAGTTGAGGTGATAAATGGCGCTCAAGCTTGAAGCTCAAATAGGGCTGGATGGAGCTGGTTTTCAAGCCGGCATGAACCGAGTCATGGGGGCTGTGGGTAGTCTCAAAACCGCACTCGCCAGCGCATTCACCGCTGGGGCCGTGGCCAGTGCAACCCGTTCATTGATTCGGTTTGCGAGCGAGATTAAGGATACTGCCACAAGACTCGGAATGACAACTACCGAGGTTCAAGAGTTGTCATTCGCAGCGGACCAGAGCGGGTCAACCATGGCAAAGTTTGCGGTGGGGTTGGATTTCCTGGCAAGACAAATGGAATCGGCCGCTGAGGAGGGCGGGGACGCAGCGGAAGCCCTGCTTAGATTGGGGGCATCGTGGGAGGACATCAGATCACAAAACCCGGCCCAGGTTGCGGCGGCGATAGGGAAAGCACTGCAAACCACCAACATTACCAGCCAGGTATCTGCCGACCTGACAACAGCGATGGGGAGGGCTGGAACCAAGCTGATTCCGGTGCTTAAAGAGCTTGAGGAGAACATAGCAAAGGTTAGGGCACAAGGCTCAATAGTCTCACCCGAAAGTATTGATAACGTGGAACGAATGGGGGACAAAATAGATGCTTTAAAGAACAAGATAAAATCGTTTGAGGTCGAAGCCATCGGAAGTCGGATCTCTTTGTTCGATGGGGAATGGTTAGCTGGTGTAGATGAGGGATACTGGGAGGGCAAGATCAGGATGAGCCAGCTTCACAAGATGTTCACCGATCGGTCTAGGAAAAAGGGGAAGATGATGGACCAACCCCCAATGCCGACAGCGGAACAGATGAAAGCACTGCGGCCCGCAGGTGCTAGTAACAATCTCCCGTGGATGACGCAGGGGCCACCAGCCAGCCCCCCGACCATGGGTTCATCCGATGGGTTGGTTAGCGTGGGAAATTTCCTAGGCTCAAACCGCGCTTCAATTCTCACAGCAGCAGAAAAGACCAACAAGCTTTTGACGCTTACCAACCAACACTTGGCAGATATTAAAAAGTCATTAACCGGGTCGGAAACAGGATTCCCGCCCACATAATATGCCGCACATTATCTTAGGAGCACCAGGCGCGGTTGAGCAACCGAAACGATACCGGGGTGATACACAGAACCCGGATACAATCGTCCGTTCATGGAAAGGGCCAAAGGAAGCAATCCTTAACCTGATACGACAAGCCAAAGTTGGAAGATACACATGGCGGGTTGAGGAGGGTCCGGGACCGTTAGCCACAATCGAAATGGAGGTTCCAATTTCGGCCGGGGGTGGAGGTGGCGAGGAAGAGGTGCCGGTTGATACATGGGAATTGTTGCCTGGTATTGTGGAGAAAGACTTGCTGGACTCGGATAATGTAGCCGTGGCCAACCTAACAATAGCTCAGCGAGACCAACTCCGGGACATAATCCACAATGGCAAGCCCGAGTCGCCATCGTGGGCGTTTTCTGGGTCAACCATTACCGATGCCGGCCAGATTTACGCTCTGATGTCTAATGGGGTCCGTTCTGCTATCCAGTTTGCGCCAGTGATGCGCCGGACCAGGGCTGTATCCAATGCTTACGCCACGAAGCAAGCAAATACTAATGTGCGAAGAATACTAAGCACAGAGACGCTTGTGGATGACGAGGCTGTGCCGGGTTCGTTCCTGATTACCCTGGACAGTTCTCCTTACACGGATCAAATCTCTGGTGCCGAAGCCACGCTAAGGGCATCTCGTGGCCAACCGCCAATTCAGTTTGGGTGGTTAAAACATTCCCCGACACTTCAACAGGCCGCATTTAGTCGGCTGCACATAACCCAGGAATGGCATTTCGGACTGTGGTCCACGGTTCTTTATGACGAGGTTTTATGAGGTACCCAATTGAACCCACTGGGCAAGGGTTGTTTGTTCAATGGTGCCGCAACCTGTTGTGGGCGGCCAAGTCCAAACAGATCCTTCAGGGGCGCGGATATAGAATCAGAGAAACCCCAGACGGAACATTTTTGGAACTGATTCCCGGGGGCGGGAGTGGGGCGATTGTGTCCATGTATAAATTCGTTTCGATGGATTCAGAACATATTGTCTGTCACACATGGGATGGGGAGACCGAGGGAACAGACCCGGTGCGAATCGCTAAGCCGTGGAACCTGCGCCATTCCATTGTAAGCCAAACGATTGACGGGGTAGCGGTAACGTTCAGCGCATACAGCACATCAGCACAAACCAGGCTGGCAACGTCTGGCGGCGAGTCGGAAACCCAAGTAATGGTTCCGAGGTATCTCACCACAAGCCGAATCTGGGCGGTAACGGCACCAACCGATGTGGACCTTGGGACCGAGGAAGAACCGGACGTGTTGACCTTGCTGGACCTGAACATTGACGGCCGCGCTTACAGCGCAGTATGAGCACGGGGCGCAACGCCTTTAATCAGTCGCCAAAGTACGCCTTTACTCAATCGCCGCACTTTGCGCGGGGATTGAGTTCACCCCCACCAGAGATTGAGATACAGATGTTATTGCAGACCAAGCAATGGCCGGGGCTTGGGTCTGGGGTTGTGCTTGGAAACAATCCATCGTTCAGATCCCCCGGTTATCCTGACGTGCCCCCCACCGCGGATTGGAGGCTGAAGGTTCGAAGGCGGTTTAGGGATTTGAGAAGCACGTGGACACATGGGGCGGTGTCTTATGAGGGCATTCACTCATATGCTGGCCCGGGAGATGTGCCGATGATCCAAGGGTTTCCACTGGAGATTCATGGCGACCCATCTGTGCTATCTGGGGAAAATCCTTTTCCGGCATTCCCCAACCCGGGACCATTCAATCAAGATTGGGATACAGAAGTCCCAGAGTTCTTTTTCGATTGGATTGAAGCTTACTGGACTGAACACGACCCCGCATTGATTCATGCTGACCAGTCTAGGAACTGGTTCCTAAGCACCAATGGCGAATATGACTTCTTTACAGAGTTTTCATGGTTAAGAGAGCGGATTATACAACGGCCATATCCCACATTCGAAGTCGGGGTCTTTCCCGAGCGGTTCAATGAGTACAACAACCTACTAGACATTGGTTCAAAAGACCCGGTTGATTATGACCGCAGCCCAGTAGCTTTGCCGCGGCGGAATGAGTTCGTGGATTTTATTCCGCCATTTGGTGCCCCGGCACACCCGGAGAATTTTTTTGATGTTCTGGCTTCCTGGTGGGTATATTTGTCTGAGGATTACAAGGGTGGAACGTTTGCAATTTCAGATGCTTTGTTTACACTGAACCAGCCTATCCGCGCTGTCAAAACCCGGTTCCGAACACCGCGCACAACGTCCTATTTCATTGCTGAAGGGATGCTTTTCAACTCTGGCGGTGCGGTCAATTTCTACCCACATATCGAGCATGATGTTATTCACGGGGCATCGGTTGTCGAACAAGGCACATTAACAGCCGGTCAGATAAAGGACGTTGGCTTTTATAAGACTGGGGCCGATGGGTATTATGGCGAGGAGGACTTTGCTCAGATCCGAGGCGGGATAGCTTGCGGTGGTATCCGGTTTTGTATCCTTGGAGAAACCCCAGCCCAATACACAGCCAGGACGGGGCTTGTTTTAGGTTAGCCCGTTGACGGGTGGCCCATTGAGGAATGGGCTTACTCAAGCTTGCCATTAATCGGCAGAGCAAATCGTTGGTGGACTTTGAGGGGACCGCCGTATCAATTCCTGCGCTTTTCCAAGGCGACACTCAGCCGTTTGAAATCTCCATTTTAGACCCGACTGGTCAGTTGCAAAACCCATACGCCAAGGTTGATGTCGGTTCCTTAACCCTTCGTGTGTCTGTTGGGCAGACCCCGACCGGAACAGCCGGTGGCCCGACCCCATTAGCCCTGCAAACCACTTGGACGTGGGATTCCACCAATCAACAGTTTGAAGGGGAGATAGCTTTAAACACGGCAGGGATTACTTCGTTTATCGGGACGGCTTCGGAACGAACAGCGTATTTCGAGGTCAAGCTGGATGATGGTGGCGAGTTGGACACGGTTCTGCAACTCCAATTCACCCTGAAAGCCGTGGTGGATGAGAACGCAACCGAAGCCCCAGCCCTTACCGAGACATTCCTAACCTTTGCCCAGTCCGATGCGCGGTATGTCAAGTTCGCAAACAATACGAACGGGGCCACGATCAGATTGAGAAGTCCGAACGGAACATACGAATTGGAGTTGGGCTGCAACGACGATGGGTCGGTGAAGATGGACGTAATCACGTTATGAGAATTCTTTTGGTATTACTTCTGTTCCTGTCTTTATCTGCGAATGCCGCCATTCGAATCACGGCAAGTTTATCCATCACCAACGGGACCACGAACGGCCAGACCATTGTCATCAATGGAAGTACCCGGACCTGGACCAATTCGGTTTTTGTCCCGTTAACTCAGGTTCTCACCAACAGCACGGCAGCCGGGGCCAAGACGAATCTATATTCCCATTTCGGTTCATCCCCGATTGCTTCGGTGGCAATCAGCGACGCGGGTTCAACCAACTTCAATTTTATCGGTCAATGCGGTTCATTCCTGACCGTTACACCCTCGGCTGGGTGGGCCACGGTCTCATACAGCACCCAGCAATGTACAACCCTTGTTGGTGTACGCGTGCCAGTCAGTGGTGAACCTGCTTCGGCGCAGCAGACCAATATCGCTTCTGGGTTGGTTCATGCCTTTAACATGAATGTTGTCACCCAGGCTTTATTTGAAAGCTCCACATCTGTATCGAACCTAGTTGGCCGGACCAATGCGCAATCCATTTCCGGGAACAAGACGTTCACGGGGACCAACATCTATTCCAACTCATTTTCGATTTTCTATAACGGAACGGTTTCGAATGCAACAGACATAAGCGGGAACTTGGGCACTGTTACAAATGGTTCGTGGCGAAACCCAAAGATGATAGGAGACACTTCAATCACCAATGGGGTTCTGGCGATCACCAACGGGACGCAGGCATACGTTGAGCTTTCCCCGAATCAGGGAAGTGTTGTGTGGCGACTCATCGGGCTTACTACTGGTCTTACTATAGGCCAAATCGGCACTGGTAATTGGCTTAGCCTGCTTACAAATGGATCGACAATAGTGTCCGCGGTGGCGTCCAGCCAGCCTGCGTTTATTGTTCAAGCAGCTGGCACTACTGCAACCAATCTGGTTGAGATTCAAGGCCCGGGGCAGAACATTGTTTTCTCGGTTAACACCAACGGAAACGCATACCTTTCAGGAAGCCTGTATGTTGTTGGGTCTATCACGAATGTTACCACACGCGGAACGAACAATTTCCCAGCCGGCTCAGACATAGCTTTCGGTAGGTACGCTAATGCGTCCTTGGCTTCGGGGAACAATTCTGGGGTGATTGTCGGAACAAACGTTTATATGGAAGTGTCCGGCCCTGGAGCGGCGTTCTCGATTCACGGCATCACTGGCAGCCCCAACCGAGACGGAAAGCTAATCATTATCGACAACAACACAGGCTTTGACATGACCATCGCTCATCAATCCGGGACAGACCCAGTTGCCGGAAACCGAATCATCTCGAACACCGGAGCGGACAGAACCACGACCGGGAACGGTTCGGCAATCCTGATTTATAACGGAACAACTTCGCGCTGGAAACTTGTCCATTTCGACCCATGAGAATACTTCTCGCCTTAATTCTCCTGTCCTTACCCGCTCAAGCGGCTCATGTAATATTCAATTTCGAAGATTACACCACTGAACCGCATTGGGTGCGTAGGTTCGTGCTGTATCCCGTGGGCCAGTTCACCAACGGTGCGGGAGCGATGATTACCCGGGATTGGGTCTCAAGGAACACCGGGACCAACGGGAGCACAACCATTTCTAATGTGTACGGCTGGACCTATCGAGGAGAGTTCTACGGGCGCAACATTGTCACGACCAATTATTTTACTTTCCCGGTTACAAACGGATTAATCAATGCCAGCCATTATGTAGGGTCTGCCACGAATCAGCCCGGACTTGGCTACACCATGCAAGGGGCAGACTTGCGGTTTGTGAATGTGACTGGGGACGGCATGACAGCGGGCGGGCTTACAAACAACTCTGACGGGTTCTGGTATAACGGTGAACTAATCACGGCTGGGGGTGCGAGCACCACTAACAGTTTGCGGGTTTACGTGGACCCGAGCGGATCAGATTCCACTGGAACAAGGGGGCTGAGGTCTAAAGCATTCAGGACATTGGCTGGGGCGATTACCGTCGTGCAGTCCGGCGACACGGTTCAGGTATCAGCCGGAACTTATGTCGGGACCAACCTTTCAGTTAACGGTGTCACATGGATCTTTGACCAAAACTCAATCATCAACACGACAAATCGGGTTGTGTTTTATGACCAGGGAGTAGCCTGCACAAATTATGTTCGTGGTGGGCGCTGGTATCACAATGGGTCTGCATTCGCGTTTGCAGACATTAGCGCACAATCCCTATTGGTAATCGACTGTGAACAAATCGAATCTACATCCACATCGGGCATGTTCGTCCTGGCTGATGGCCATGTGTTTGTTCGGGCCAGTCGTTTCCTTAACGCATCAGAATATGACATTGTTAGCCCCGGTATTGGCGACTGGGATTCACTCTATATTGAGTCTCCGCTGATCCGGGCTAAAGATAGCATTCTTGAGACGGGCGCGGCCGGGATTACTCACTTGATAGCGATGCGGGCTGAATCTCAAGGGGAACAGAACTGGGTCATGTTCTGCAATAGCAACACCGTGGCGCAAGTTGGTGAACTCGTAATGACCAGCGGCAAACTCGGCGGGAACGGTGGCATCATCGACGCTGACACGATCACCAGCTATTCAACGAACACATTCGGGATTCAATCCGGCCTGTGCAGTTCATACGGTGTGCTCACGATTAAGAACGCCCGAATCAATTTATCGACCAATTCTTTCGGCCTGCTGAATTGTGCGAGTGCACATTACGTTTTTCAAAACTGCGATATTGTTTCAACCCACGCCACGCCGTTTGGGCTTGCTGGCTCGACGGTGACATACCTGGCAACCCGGACGAATGGGGTCTTAGCATCTACTGCGGAGTTTAGCGGAACCGAGATCCAGCTAAATGGGGACAGCGGGGCTGATCCTATTCTAACAATCAACGACACGGACGAGACTTTTGCCGCGGGGGCGAAAGTAATCAGTCTTGTGAATGGGCTGCTCGGCGAGGTGCTCTCGGTTAGTTCGGCGGGCGAGGTCGTTAACGTGGGTGGGTTCACAAGCTCAGATGATTTCACGGCGACCACTGGTGGCACATTCATTGGGAGCGGGGGTGGGTTAAGCAATGCCGTGGACCTGATTCCTGGTAGCAATGTCACAATCACGACCAACGCGAACAAGAGGAGCTTCACTATAGCATCAACTGGGGGTGGGGGTTCGCCCGGCGGTAGCGATAGCTATGTGCAGTATAACAACGGCGGAGCATTCGGCGGTGAAGCTACTTTCGCTTGGGACGATGTAAACGATCTGCTCACGGTGACTGGCGGAGGGATTAATAGCGGAATAGTCACCGACAAAATCCTGCAAGGGAATCACATCACCAGCACGACCGATGTTATTGCTGGCGCTGACGTGGCTGCTACAGGAACCGTGAGTGGTGCGGATGTTACATCATCAGACGATACAACGGTCGGTGATGCGCTGACCGTGGGTGGGGCACAAACCAATACAGCCCTTGCCGGGTCCGGGGTGCGTTATGTCCAGGTGCTTTCTGATGGAGCCTTTCGGGCGGTGAACGCTACCAATGCCGTTGGGGCTTCGGGCATGACCACGAACTATAATGGGCTGCAATTCTCCAATGGGTCTTTAACGAATGTGACCGTGAAGATTTACCGGGCGTTGATAACTCAGTCTGGTGTTGGCGCACCATCTGCCACTGTGCTGGAAAACACCCTTGGTGGTACAGTGGTCTGGGCGTATTCGGACGTGGGCAGATACACAGCCACGCTATCCTCTGCTTTCACGGCAAATAAAACATTTCTCTTGTTAAGCCTTGCTTCGACCGGCGAGTCGCCATCGAAGGCGCACGCCCTGCACACATCCGCCGATGTAATATCGGTGAATAGTGGGGACGGTGGGAACTATGCTGACGACCTTATCCCAGCGGGTTCCTGTATCCAAATCCTGGTGTACCCATGAGTGAACGCGTAAAGGATTTTATCGCCACAGCAGCCGCTACAAGCCCGTGGATTGCTACCGGGGTAAGCCTGGCTGCGGTTGAGCAGTGGCTAAGGATTGCGTCTCTGTGCGTGGGTATTTGCGGCGGGGTCTGCGCGATCATTTATTACCTAATCAAAATCCAAAAGGACGAATGAGCATTTTCACAAACGGTAACGCACGGATCACGAAGCTAATCCTATTGCAGCTCGCGGCCGGTGTGGTGGTCATGGTCCTGACCCAGGTTCTAGCAAATTTACCCGCACAGGATTGGCTCTCGCCCAAGGCTCTAAAGGTGACTTCATTCGTGCTCGGAACAGTCCTGACCGCAATTAAAGGGGGCGAAATGTTCTTTAGCAAGACTGTCGCGTTGTTCAAAGGAAAAGACCCGGAAACCGTTAGCGGAAACACAGAAACCATAACTAAACCATGAAAAAACTCATATCACTATTACTGGCCGCAGTCTCGGTGGTCTTGATTACAGGATGCGCCAATGTGGGAAAGTCTCTAGCCACAACCGCCGTTACCGTAGATTCAGCCATGCAGGGATGGGCAACATACGTTGCTCTTGGAAACGCCACCGAAGAGCAAGAGGCGCAAGTGAAAACGGCCTATGCTAAGTACCAAGCATCCATGCGGATTGCCCGGGATGCTTACGTGGCGGCCGCCACTGCCGGGAATAAAGACCTTTACACATCAGCCGCGGAAGTGCTCGAAGCGAACCAATTCGCGCTGTTGAGTATGCTTTCATTTTTCCAAACCGCACAAACAACCCCACAAGTGAAGGTGAACCAATGAGTGGAGCAATCATCGCACAATTAATAATCGCACTCGGCCCGGTGGCGCTTCAATACGCCCCTAAGCTTGCCGAGATCTGGAACAAGGACTTGACGGTTGAAGAGGTGAAAACCTTCTGCAACTTGGCCGAGAAGTCTTACGACCAATACATCACTGAAGCCAAGGCGAGACTGAACCCCCCGGTGTGACCAACCCCGTCATACTCGCATTAACCATCACGAACATTGTGGCGTGTGATGGTTCGGTGACATGGTTCACACCAACTGGGAAAACCAACGGGATGGGATTGCATTGTTGTTATCAAGCCACGCTGAGTTGGACCACGGAGACAAACGTAAACTATTACGTGTTGTGCAAAGCCTTCGATGATGTCTCGCAGCAGTTCGGCGCGTGGAACTATGTGAGCAAGGGTATCCCTGGGACGGGTCAAGCAGTGACGTATTCCACGGGAACACCTGAACCAGTGTTTGCATTGTTCGCAATCGAAGCGAGGCAACAATGATTATGACAGAAAAGATTCGACTCAACGCCGCTCGGTTTTTGCTTTGGTTCATTTTCAACGGACTGCAAGTGACGGTCTGCTCTAAGACCATCGTTGGCAGTACTGAGGGTTGGGTGATCATGAAGGATTATCAGAAGGATGACTTGGATTTCCTAACAACTGGCTAAGTATGATTCAAGCCCGACGCAGGAAGCGGGTTCCCATCCCGGACATATACACGGATTCATTCACGAGCCGAACCGATGGATGGTCAGAGAACTTTGATTTTCAGCATCACACCCTTACCTGGGATTATCTGCAAAGGAACGACCCGCCAAGCGTGCTTTTATCTGACTGGTCAAGTCCGGTCTCGGGTTATGCCGCTTCGATTAGCCGGCAGTTGAACGGGCCACATCCAACAGCCCATGTGACGTATCGATTCAAGGTGGACAAATACCCGGCCAGGATCGTGGAAGTGTGTGATCTATACGATTCAACCTTTGTCCATGAAATCTGCAATTGTTACCTGTTCCCGAATGGCAACCTGACCCTGTTCGGCGGCCCGGATTCAATTCTTAAACCCATCGAAAATCCAGTTCCTTTAAACACCTGGATTCGAGTTTGGCAAACGTTCAAGACCGTGAACGGACCCGGCACACCGAGTCTCATGTGGCTATCCTGGGCATTGGATGGCCAACCTGAACCGACCAGCGGCAACTATGTAACGACCGTGGGCACGTTCCCCGGCGGCGTGGCTAAGCTTCTGTTCGGCCCACTCGGCGATGTGGGTGCCCCAACCGGGTCCAAGTTCTGGTACGGTGGCCTGGCCATATCCTCTTTTCCCCTGACCATTCACCGAACTGTGCGCGAGCCAGATGCAGAACATTCGTGAACGCTGAAGCTCAACTGATTTCTGGGGCTAGAGAGAACATTATCCGAGCCAAAGAATCAGCAGCGAACCGGGGCCGGGGTGATATCGACGGGTGGTTAACCATGGCTTTGTGGTGGATTCAAAAAGCGATTGAAGCAGAAGGTGACCCCAAACCAAACACGGTGTACCCGCATCGCGGGGATTAAATGAAAACAGCAATATTCGACCTGGAAACATCAAACCTTTACGCCGACACGGGCATACTGCTCTGTGCTGTCATAAAGGAATACGGGTCCAAGTCTGCCCCAACTGTTATCCGAGCGGACCAGTTCGGCACATGGAAGAATCAACGATCGAACTGTAAGCCAATTGTCGAGGCCACAATCAACGCCCTGCTCGATTACGACATTTATGTTGCTCATAACGGGCAATTCTTTGATAAGACCATGCTCACGAGTTGGGCCTTGAAGTTCAACCTGCGTGTGGATCTACGGTTCTCACGATTCATCGACCCGGTTATGTTGGCCCGGCGCCACATGCGATTGAGCCGGCGCAGCCTCGGGAACGTGCTTCAGTTCTTCGGGATCGAGGAAGAAAAAACCCCCATTAAGTGGGTTTACTGGATGCAATCGGCACTGGACGGTAATTCCAAATCCCTGAATTACATCGTGGACCATTGCGTAGCCGACGTGCATTTACTGGAAAAAGTTTATGACAAAGCCAAACGACTGGTCAAAGGCATTGACGAAAGGGGGAGTTCATTTTGAGCTTATCTGATGATTTCCCAAAGATAGCGGTGGACCAAAAAGCCGAATCAGTTGCTGACCTCATGAAGGTTTGGCCCAAAAGCCGGAACATGCTTTACGGGTTCATCGACGCACAGCTCAAATCTGGTGCATGGGAAAAGGTCATAAAAAGGGACCACCTGGGCCGGGTTGTGGCTGCTTATCGACGCAAGAAACGCTAGCTAAATTTCATTACCAGACAAGCACTTAGGCCGGGTTCAGAAAATAATGCTTGTATCGTATCGGGGATATGATAGGATTTGGGCATGAAAACGAAATACCAAGTCCTGCATGGAACAGTGAAAGTGAGCGTCCACGCATCGAAGGTTGCGGCAATAAAAGCTGCACGTGAATACCTTGGGCAACAGCCAGCGGACAGGTTTGTCCCGGTGTCGGTTGCCAGACTCAACGGCTGCATCGTGTGGAGCAACCGATGAATGAAAACGTACACCCTTTCCCAATTCAAAGCCTGGGGCAGTCTGGGGAGTAAGGTCCGGAAGCATCGGAAGCTAACCCCGGCCCAGGCCCGGGCCATGGTCAAGGCCAGGGAACGGAAACGGAAAGAACGGGAATCCACAAAAGGGTTCGTGTCGGCACCGACCATTGGGATTTCACTAACACATGAAACTGAAAGAAATCAGCAAAATGGAGACCGCGCAAATCAGGGATGAAATCGAGCGGCTCACTCGCAGGCCGTACCGTGCTGAATCGCAATGGGCCATGAGATTATTCGATCTTCGGCAAGAGCTGAAAAAGCGAAGCCCTCAACCAAACCATTCCTCAGCCTCGGCCGGTGTGACCAGTTCCCGGTAGTGCTCACTTAACGGGCTGTTTGGGCAGACCAGCCCTGATCCGTTCCTCGACGTGGAATTTCTTGACCATTAAATCGGCTCGTTCTTTTGCAATCGGGCTTGCCTCGGCATTCAATTGTTTCCGCGCCTGTTCTTCTGGTTTTGTGCTTTGACCGGCAGTCATTTTCAGATGTTGAAGCGTGGTTAGCCTGGTAGTGTTCGACCTGTACTTCGCAAGTTGAATATCAATCGCGGCAAGCCGGGTCATGATCCATTTATGTTCCGAGTCAGCCTTGCACCTGATCGTGAACAAATCGTTCGTGGCAGCCTTCTTTGGTGTGGGTTGGGCCAAAGCCGAAACAGTCATCAACAACAATATGATAAACCGCATGGACCCCTTTTGCCTGAAGGCTGGCCCGTGGTCAAGTCAGTAAAACCACTAGTGCTATAACTTTGCTTCCGATTGTAATTTCTCCTTGTAATTATAATGCCCCTACCCCACTCTGAGTCGCGAAGTGCTTGAATGTTCCAAACATTGTGCGAACGGGTGGGGCAATTTCCCAGCGAAAGCTTTCTCCTCTGTCAATGCCTTACTTCAGTGTGCCGTTTACCGAGTCCTTGGAGACAACGCTCCAAACGGCACGTTGAAGGTCCCTGACCAGGCTGGGAATCTGGTGGGACTGTTTCAGCACACAAAGGCTCAAAAACTTGCTCTGCGACAAGCCGGTTTCACGGCACCCATTTTCGATCATCTTCACCACATCGACAGCAAGTCTGCAGTTGAACTGAGTCGATTTGGCCGCTTTTTTATCACCGAACGTTATCACAGTATCCCCTTCCCATGAAAGTTGACCACACGTTTATTCTGGCTTGTCTTGCGCTATATTTGCGAAACGACGCTCGGCCTCCAAGGCCAAAGCTTCGCGCTGCTCTTTCGTCTGACGACTTACCTCTGACCGGTACAACAAGAAGGCACGCTCCAAAAGCGCACCTTGTGAAAGCCCGTCCGCCGCGGCCTGGATTTTAAGCGCTGCCCTGATTTGCCGGGTAAATCGGAAGGTCGAAAGTTGCTTGCTCTTCCTTTTTGCCATATCTAAAAAACCTAGCATTGGCGGGGACAATAGCAGGGTTTGTAGTTACGGGCAACACTTTTCCACAAATAATGCTTGCATGTGTAGTAACACGTAACTACTCTTTGCCCAATGAAGCAAAACAGGCGATTGCAACAGTTCAGATTCCCGCCAAAAACCGTTGTTTTATTGACCAAAGAGGCGGCTGAAACCAACCGCACCAAAACCAGAATTATCGAAATAGCCTTCGCTCACTATATGAGCCTGAAGCGCGACCACCGGCTGAAGCTTAACCCGCTATGAAATCCATGGAGCTTGATTTGTTCTCTGGCGAGGCTGCCAAAGCGGCGGGCATGGCGTTAGTGACAGCGAACAACCCCGAATGGAAAGACACGGTGCGGGCTGTAATCCTGTCGCTAAGCGGAGAATTCACCAACGACGATGTGAGAATTGCCTGCCGTGCGATTGGGTTGCCGTCACCAAAATCTCCCAATGCCTGGGGTGCTGCTATCTGTGCCGTTGCCAAGACTGGAGCCATAAGGCGGGTTGGTTATCGCAAATCCGCCATTCCATCGACTCACGCAAGGGTGGTAGCGGTTTGGCGACGCAACTTTTTACGGAATGAACCAATAAGGCTTTCACAACAATGAACCCACTCTACAGCACCGCGCCGGCCGACCGGAACAGCCCCCAGTTTGGTCGGAGTCTCAACCTGCGCGGCGCTTGATTTAACTAAATGAAAGGCAACCCATGATTATCACAATCCCGATGGCCTTTGCCATATTAGCTGTTCTGTGGATGTTCGGTGTGTGGTGGACCAGTGAGGAGTTATGAACGCCGAAACCACACCACAACGATTCGAGTTTACGCGCTGGTTCAATGTGTATCGGCGCGAAGATGGCGGATTCGATCTCGGCATCCCATCTGACTACAAGTGTGAATGCGACGAAACCCGATTTGAAATCCACACTGAGAAATGCATCGCCTGTATCGAACTGATCATTACCGGAGAAGTGGGGCAAGGATTATGAACCCCGTGATAGACCCCATTTGGCAATGCTGCATCTGCAAGGTCTGGTACACCGCAAATGCAATCGTGGACCCGCCTGCAGATACTTCAAACCCGTCACATGGATATTGCCCAGCCCATGCCAAACAGAAGCGGGCCGAGGACCGGATCTGGATAGAACGTTACAAATCCTTAAAGACTTTACCCGGGGCGCAGCCTACGCCCGATCGCGGAGTGATTGTGTCCCGACATGACTGAGGACACCTGCGCCCCGGGGAATAAACAGAGAGAGAAATTATGCACATTAGCAAACTAACACAAAGCAAGTTCTTGACCCGGGCAGATGTAGGCTCTGGGGTGCTGGCTACTATCGAAGATGTATTTCATGAGAACGTGGCCAAAGAGGGCGCACCAGAAGAGTTAAAGGTGTGCATTTCGTTCACAGGTGTAGAAAGGCCCCTGGTTTTAAACAAGACCAACAAGGATATTATCATATCCATCCTGGCAAGCCGAGGCATGCCCATGGACGACATCTCGGAAACAGATAACTGGAGGGGGCAGCAAATAGTTTTATATGATGACCCGAACGTCCCATATCAAGGCAAGCTCGTGGGCGGAATTCGGGTCAGGGCGCCGCGTGGCAAGGCTGCTACTGCGCAACAACAGAAACCTGCGGCCACACCAGCGCCATCCCCGCTTGAGCCCGAACCGCCAGACGACGACGTACCGTTCTGATGAACCTGAAAGACCTTAAACCGAGATATGTTCCGATGAAAACTAAACTAACCAAGAAAGCTTTACTAGACTTAAGTCCATGCGATGAAGGCCGTGCGTTTATCAAAAAACACAAGACGCTCAAGACGATGTGGGACAAGTGTGAGAACGTGGAGTGGATGGTCTGGGCGCTGAAGAAATTCGGAATCATTGATGAACGGACTGCCCGACAATTTGCTGTGGCCTGCGCGGAACATACACTGCACCTGTTCGAGGATAAATACCCAAACGATAAACGGCCACGGCAAGCAATAGAGTTTGCGCGGACGCTGATTGATAACCCGGCGGCGGCAAGGGCGGCGGCGGAGGCGGCGGAGGCGGCGGAGTCGGCGGAGTCGGCGGCAAGGGCGGCGGCAACGGCGGCGGAATGAGCGGCGGCGAGGGCGCCGGGCAAGTCGGCGGCACA